GATGTTTGGGATGATGCTGTTACCGCTTATGGTCAAGCAGTATTTCTTGAGCGTAATCGTGCAGTTCACCAAGTACTTCAAGGCTTGGACTTAGTGCAATGAGAAGGCATATAACTAACTCGATTATTCTGTTCTTTGCTCTCTGGGGTTTCACTCAGTTCATAATCTGGACTAACACTCTAGGTATTCCTGAAGTGCTGAAGGGCTAAACATGGGGCGTAGATCTAAAGGCAGAAACAGTGTCTATCTCAAACTCAAGCTGCAACTATTAGGCGCATTGAGTTACTGGCTGGCGGGTGCTTTAGGCAAGGTTGATAAAGAATACTCTGCAACTTTTGTTGAGAGACATGGGCATAAGCGCCTGAATGAACTGATGGCTGAAGAAGCCGAGTATTGGAAGGACAAATATCGTGCCGACAAATAGTGCTGAGCAAGTACGCGAGTTCTATCGCAGACAAGGCGAAGAGCGAGAGCAACAAAGAATCGTTCACTTGCTAGAGGAAATGCAAGTAACTGCCATAGAGACTGAAACTGCCAAAGGAACTCAAACTGCATGGGTTATAGAAAATGCTCTTGCTCTAATCAAGAAGGAGCAAGATGTTTAGATATAAAGATTCTTCTGATGATGCTTTTGCTGAGTATTCACAAGCTCAAAGATTGCGGGCTGAAGGTGCTAAAGAAGAAAGAATCAGGCTAATTGAACTGTTGAAAGAGCAGAATGTTATCCGCAACTGCGCTGCAACCGGCAAGCTTGTTTTCGTGAACTGTAACACTCTTGAAGTTCTTTACCTGAAAGAGATCAGCGATGAATGACAGGCTGTTTATGCTGCTTATCGCAATCGCCTTAGTAATGCTAGGCCTATTAACTCTAAGATTTAGTTCTTCTGCCTGCCCTGAGTTGCATACCCTTGATGATTTTGAAAACAATAAAACAACTGTCTGCGAAAGGACAAACAATGAGTAACCCTGAAACAAAAGAACAACTAGTCAGCAATACTGCCGATGCAATCACATCAGCAATTCAAAGCTCAAGAGATAACGCTGTTGAAGCGGTAATTAGTATCGTTGAGAGCTACAAGAAACTGCAACTCCCTGCCATCCCTAAAGATGCTTACGATCTAGGGGCAAGAGATTCAATTGATACTTTGCTTATTCACCTAAACAAGTTTGCTGAAGGCCTAAAGCAAGGCCGTACCGAATGACCTGCAACAACTGCCAAGATAACTGTCAATGTTCAAGGGTGAACTCAGTCAACATCTTTAGCCGAGACTACAAGGCAGGTCAGGCTCATGGGCAAAGAGATGAACACACTAGAACAAGTGATGCCCTGATTGAACTTGAACGCTCAGGCGTGATAACTAACGCTCAAATGCAGGCTGTCCTAGATCTAATCTTGGAGAAGCTGACTGATGCGATGGACATTCCATAATGAGTATCTGGTTGACTATTGGGGCTGTTATTCTGCTGGCAGTCGTTTTACCTGTTGTTGCAAGTATTGTGATGGCAGTTTTTCTTGAAGCAGCAAATAACGATGGGATTTACGATGACGAGAACTAACCGGCTATTGAGAAAACTATTCCCAAAGGCTATGCGCCAGCAATACTTTATAGGCCACGCCAAAGGGCGTAATTATGGCGTTTATCTTGCTTTGGCTGTTTTGCATGAAGAACTGAAGGCTGTTCATAAGGATCTTGATGTTCCTGTTTTGGCGGTCAATGCCAGGCTAAAGGCTAAATATATTCAAGCCTGTATCAGGAAGGTCAAGGCTCTAAATAATGCTAAGTAGAGAACTTGATGAAGCAATATTTACGCTTAGGGATTCTTTATTCTCTGGGATTGTTATTGATTCTGTTTTGGCTGCTAAGTTATCCGATCTTCTTCTTGTTGCGGCTGCGACTGGTCAACCTATTCAGGCTGTTGCTGAGACTGTTGCCAGGGACATTATTGCTAAAACGAAAAGTGAGCAGGGAAAGGTAGAGTTGAGAGATGCTTGAAGATCTGCAACTACCTAAAAGAAACACCCCTTGCCGAATAAGAACACTCAAGTCAGAGCTGACCGATAAAGATGCGCTGATTCTTGAGACAGCCGTTATGAACCCTGAATGGCCTTACAAAACGCTATCTAATGAACTTTACAAGCGGGGAACTAAAGTCAGTGATGCTGCAATAAAGCATCATAGAGAGAAGCGTTGCTCATGTTGGAAGGACTAAGCCAGCCAGCCCCTAAAGTTGTTTACCCTGAAGGATGGAGTCCATCAGTTGAATTTGATGGTGCAGGTGGAGAAGCTGTACTTCCTGCGGTTGAAGGGGATAACCCGACAGACATTGAAGGGTTCTTGAGAGAAGCCGGCATAAACCCTGAAGAGATTGAGATTGTTGGCGAGCCTAGAATTAGCCGGTGGCAGGTTGCCCGCCCTTTTCCTTTAGAACCGATGTGGATGACTTCAGTTAGGATTCGCTGGGTCAAGCGTAACGCGACAATCAACTTACCCCTGCTTTATTCTCTGGCGAAGAAAACTAAACCTGTTCAACCTAAACCTAGTTTGAGCGGTAAAGCCCTTGTTATTCTCTGGTCAGATTTACAAGTTGGCAAGGTAGATCATAGGGGCGGAGTGGATGCGCTAATTCACCGAGTAGCCAAAACGCAGGTAGAACTCATAAAGAAAGTTAAAGAAGTTCGCCCTGAGCAAATAGTTTTCTGCGATGTTGGCGATACCATCGAGAACTTTGCTAATGCTGCCGACATGCACCAACTTCAGAGCAACGACTTATCTCTTATGCAGCAGGTTGACTTGGCAACATCATTAGCCTGGGAGACATTGAAGCAACTTAGCAAGCATGCCCCGATAACTTATCTCAGCGTTGGAAGCAATCACTGTCAATTTAGGGTAAACAAGCAACGAGTTGGCAAAGTTACAGATGACTGGGGTATTCATATCGCCCGCACTCTAGCCCGCTTATCTCACGAAGTTGGATTGCCTATAAAGTTCTTTGAACCTGCCCAACATGATGAGAGCTTGGCTCACGATATCTGGGGCGATGGCTTTCACATCCTAGGCTTATGGCACGGACATCAGTCCCCTAGACCTGACCAAGTTCCTACTTGGTGGAGACAGCAAGCCTTCGGTAAGCACCCGGTTCACGCGGCAACAATAGGCGTATCAGGCCACTTCCATCACCTAAGAGTTCTTGAGTTAGGTTCTACCCCTAGGGGAACTTCACGCTTCTGGGTTCAAGCAGCAACCCTAGACAACGGCTCAAACTGGTGGAGAACAACAGCAGGCGAAGATAGTCAGCCAGGGTTAGTATGCTTCGAACTTGAGCAGGGCATAGACTTTACAGGTACAGTTTGGAAGCTGTAAGGGGTTGGAATGGTATTCGATTGCGCGCTAAAACTCTCATGGAGAAGCAGTAAGACTAGAGTTCGATTCTCTACAACTCCACAAGAAAGAAACTAATGCCTGCTTATCTCTTTATCTGCCCTAACTGCGGTGTAACTGACCAAGTCGTTGCCGAACTACAAGATGAACCTAAAGCCCCTGTATGCGGTTTATGTGAGCTTGTAATGGAAAGAAAATACGGTTGGGGTGCGACCCGATTCCTTGGATCTGGTTGGGCGAAAAATGATTCGTGAAACCTGTTCTTGTGGAGCAGAGTTTGAAACAGATGACAGAGAAGCCATCGAGCTAGTCAAGGCTTGGAGAAGGACACATAAACATTCAGATAAGCCTTCTAAGGCTGACAGCAGAGACAGTTCAATACTCAGCGATAATCAGGTTGCTTTAGGTTTTCAGGCTATCTATGACCCGCTAAAAGATGATATTGATGGGTAGATTCCCTAAACCCTGCATCAAATGCGGAGTACTAACATCAGGCGGAAGTTACTGCACCCAACATCAAAAAGAAAAGTGGAGCAGGTATAACGACCCGCGTTATCGTTTAGCGCGAGAACAAATAAAGGCCACTGCCACCCGCTGCCATCTATGCCAGCAACTCTTCACTGACCGGAATCAGATAAGCGTAGATCACTTAATACCTGGAGACCTAAACTCTCCTTTGCTGCCTGCTCACATCAGCTGCAACTCAGCTCGCGGAGACAAACCGCTTTAGAGCAACACACAAACACAAACACACAAACACAAAAACTAGCATCGCTACATCCCAGTAATGGCGGGGACTTACGGGGGGTGGGTATTTTTTCTGTCAATTTTTTTTGCGGAGAACATCCCGCAACTTTTTTGCAGGTGTCTGCGAAAAGATTAGGAATATTGGAGAGCGTTTAGTTTAGGCTTAGGCTTATGAAACTCTTTGAATGTAGTAAGTGCAGTCAGCGTTGGCTTGGTATGAGAGCGCCTGTTTGTCCTTTTGATGGCGGGCTTGCCTGGGAGATTCCGATGGAGAAAACTGAATGATTATTGAAACTGTTTTGATTGCTGATCTTGTTCTTGACCCGCGTAACGCTCGCAAGCATGATGGTAAGAACTTGCAGGCTATTGCTGAGAGTTTGAAGCAGTTTGGTCAGCGTAAACCTATTGTTATTTGGGGTGAGACTGTTGTTGCTGGTAATGGCACTTTGGTTGCTGCTAAGAGTTTGGGGTGGACTGAGATTACTGTTGCCCGCGTTCCTGATGATTGGACTGCTGATCAGGTGAAGGCTTATGCCTTAGCTGATAACCGGTCAGCAGAGTTGGCTGAGTGGGATGAGCAAGTTTTGACTGAGCAACTAAAGGAATTAGAACTAGCTGAGTGGGATGTTGAAGCATTAGGTTTTGATGCGACTGTTGAGCCTTTGCAGGATGTTGTTGAAGATGAGATGCCTGAAGTTGTTGACCCTAAAGCTAAGTTAGGTCAGGTTTGGCAGTTGGGTAAACATCGCGTTATGTGCGGGGATGCAACTGATACCGCAACTAGGCTAAGACTTTTTGATGGTGCAACTATTGATGCTGTTGTTACTGATCCGCCTTATGGCATGGCGTTTGTTTCAAATTACCGTAACACTCAACATAAGCCAATTGAGAATGATAATAATACTGATGTATTGTTTTGGGCTTGTGGTTTAGAAGCTAATCATTCTAAATATATTTTTTGTAGGTGGGATAATCTGGTTGATGTTCCTAAGCCCGTTAGTTTTATTACATGGGTAAAAAATAATTGGTCAATGGGCGATTTAGAACATTCACACGCCAGACAAACAGAAACAATTTTGTTTTATTCTGGTAGTAATCATCATTTTCCAGATAAAAGACCAACTGATGTTGTTGAGTTTTCAAGAACTCAAAACGATTTACACCCTACTCAAAAGCCAATTGACTTGATGGCTAAGGTTGTTAGTTGGACTGATGGGCTTGTTTTTGATCCCTTCTTGGGTTCTGGTGCTACTTTGATTGCGTGTGAACAAACTGACAGGATTTGTTACGGTGTTGAGATTGACCCTAAGTATGTTGATGTGATTATTGCTCGTTGGGAGAAGCTAACAGGTAAGCAAGCTCAACTGATTGAAGGTTAGTCATGCCTTCTGGTAGGCCTTCTAAACCGACTGAGATAAAGCGCAAGTTAGGTAATCCTGGTCAGCGCAAGTTGCCTGACCAAAGTCAACTTCAATTGTTTGACCCTATTTCTAAAGTGCCTGAGCCTGCTCGCCCTTTGTTGAAGTATGGGCGGGAGTTTTGGGATAAGGTTTGGGCGAATGGGTTGCAGTGGATTAGCCCTAATACTGATGCCGAGATTTTGTTGATGACTTGTGAACTTATTGATGAGCGTTGGAATCTTAGGGTTAAGGTTATGCAAACTGGTGATTGGAGAGAGCGCAGGGGTTTGCGGGATTTGGATGCTCGTATTATTTCTAATTTGAGTTTGATGGGTTTTACTCCTGCGGATAGATCTAAGTTGGGGGTTGCTGAAGTGAAGGCTATTAGCAAGATGGAAGCGTTGAAGCGTAGGGCTGATGAGCGCAGTAAGTAGTTGGCCGCCTGCTCTTGTTACTCCAACTGATTTGCGGTTTGGTAGTCGTGGTGCTGATGCTGTTGATTTCATAAATACTTTCGTTACTTTAACTAAGGATTCTGTTGCTGGGTCT